GCAACTCTTTCACTATTTCCAACAACTGATTGATCTGTTGTAAATGTAAATTTTTGACCAGCTTTAATGCTTACATCTTTTCCATCTTCTAAAGTCATTGTTCTTATTTCAGGTCCCTTAGTATCTAATAGTAAACCTGCTCTTTTTCCAGTTTCAGATATAGCTTGTCTAAAATTCTTTATTCTTGTTCCATGTTCTTCGTAATCCCCATGAGAAAAATTTAATCTCATTACATTCATTCCTCTATTTAATAGCTCTTTTAAAGTTTCTACTGACTCAGTCACAGGACCAATAGTACAAACTATTTTTGTTTTTTTCAAATAACTCACCTCATCATTTTTTACTATGTTTAATTTTATAACATTCTTGACTTTTTAGCAAGAAAATTAAAGCTTATTTTTTTGTCATTTTTGTATAAAAAAAAACATTAATGATAATTCATCAATGCTTATTAACAAAATGGTGCCTAGGAATGGATTCGAACCATCGACCGNAAAATGGTGCCTAGGAATGGATAATAAGATAATAATAGTCTAATACAGACTACATCGTAACATATTTTAAATTATCTGTTTTTTGTCTGTTGTAAGAAATTTTAAGATATAAAACTAATAATTATTTTAAGTGTATCATATCCGAGAATAATTTTAAAAAGCAGGAAATTAATCCTGCTCTTTTTTATATAAAATTCACCAATAATTTAATGTTATTATATTCATCTAGCTTTACATTTTCGCTACTCTTAATAGCACTAAAATAATTACTATATATAGCTATAATTTTTTTAAATTCTCTTTTCCCGTTAATTATTTGATAAGACTTATCTAAATAGTATTTAGTTCCAGATTTTACCACGTTTCCATCAATATCTAAATTAAATATTTTTTCTTCTTGAAAATCATTATAATTTAGATATGTGCTTAAACCTTCAGCAGATTTAACTTCTCTATTAAACTCTTGCAACTCAACTATTTTACATTCAATAACTTCGACAAAGTCTTCGCTTCTTCCTATTGATTGTAGATTGAAAATATTATTTTCTATATCTTTTAGAGTCTGTTCATCAGATTTTATATGCAGTATTAGAAAAATATTGTTTAAAAGCTCATAGAACATTGGCTTTTTTACTATAGTTCTAAATTGACTATAAAGTCTTGAATAGTTTTCTTCTTCAAACTTTTTAAATTCTTCTTTGTATTTTTTTTCTTCAATTCTTATTTTTTTTAACTCATCTTTATCAGATAATTCTTTTTTTCTTGTTTTAAATTCTTCAGTTTTTATTTTATTTTCCTTGTCTAGTTTTTCTTTTAAAACTTTTAAATTCTTAAATTCTTCTAACAGTTCTCTGTTCTTAACTTTTATATTTTTTTCAGTTATGAAATTAGCATTATCATCCACTGCTTCTGCAACTTCTGTATAAGCATTAGAAATAGTGTCAGGCCACGCCATTTTTACAAGTGTTCCTCTGTCTGAGATAGAGTTTAAAACAGTTATATTCTTATACATATCTTTAGACACTGCTTCAAAATTTCCTTGAATGCTTATATCCATAGAATGATAATCAGTATATCCACATATATTGTGTAGTGCTCCTATGATTGTTGCAGGGATAGGCAAAGGATAAGTCATTTTATTATCTATGGTCCCTGCTTTTCTATAGTTTGCTGAACTTTGTTTTAATACAATTCTTAAGACTTTCATAATGTCCTCCTTTTTTTATAACAAAAGAAAGACAATTAAATTTATTAATCATCTTTCTTTTTTTCTTTTTTTACTCAGCTGGGTTATAGACAACAGCATTGTCATCTATTGTTATTTCTTTATAATCACCATCTAAATTAACTTTTCCTACAACTGCCCAGCCATCATATTTTCCACCGATTAAATCAACTGTACAGTCTCCAGTTCTCATATCTATGTTATCACTATCAACATTCATTTCTTTTACTAATTCTTTGATTTCTTTCCAAGTTTTTTTCATTTTTAAACTCTCCTTTTCTTTTTCAATCATATCTATTAATTCTTCCAATTCATTTATACTTGCCATTGTTTTTATAAATACTTTTGCACGACTTTTATATGTACTGTATTTATCATTCTTTTTACCTTTTTCAGTCGCTCTATATCTCTGATTTGCTTTGTTTTGCTGCTCTTGGGTTTTATAACCCTTTCTTTTTTTTTCTTCCATTTTATCCTCCTATTTGTGAGGGCTGTTTAAAGCCCTCTATTTTTTAAATCTTCTTTTATACTTTTTAATGAGTTATATCCTGATATAAAAGTTCTTGTACCTCTCCAAATTAGAGAGTATTTACTGTCATTCCCAGATGCGATATAATCATCTGTTAAATCATATTCTCCTTTTCCGTTTTTTAAAACTCTTTCTCTTAATTCTTTTAATCCTTTTAGCATTTTTCATCACTCCTTGATTTTTTATTTTACAAGTGATATAATCTAAATAAATGGAGCTAAGATTAAATCACTCTTAGTTTACCCCTCAGAAGAGGGGGGATAAATTACTTTTCCTTTTTCTCAATTGTAATTGTTAGCGACCAACTCCCAATCACAATTTTGATTTGAAATTTCATTTTATCACCTCCTTTTCCCTTGAGGTACTTTAATAATATCATACTTGTACGAGTATGTCAACACTTTTTTTATATTTTTTTATTTTTTTTCTAATTATTGATAAATTCTATATTTTAAGCAATAAAAAAAGATGGGGTAGTATAAAAACTACCCCTTTATTTAATTTCTTCATCGAAATCTTTCTCTTTTAATTTTTCTGGTTTTATATCTTTTGGATCTGTATCTTTAGTATTACATTTATCGCCCTTGCATTGCTCTAATGCAATTTTTAATTTTTCAGGGATAGGCAATCCTAGCTTACTTGCATTCTCTATAACAGATAGAAACTCTGTTGCTACATAAAAAACTATAACTAAATTACGGATTCCAACGTTAGGCACAAGCTGCTCTATAACTGAGGAACATGAAACTATTATAAGTATAAAGACTTTCTTGCTTATCCCTTTATAGGCTCTAGCACTATTAACTGTTTTAGTTATGTATCCAGCCCAAATTCCAGTTACATAATCCACTAGCATAAGAAATACTAAGACTCTTACGGATAAGTCAAAGCCCCCTAAAGCCCAAACAAGAACAGATATCCAACCTGTCCAAACCATAGCGATACCATTTTTAGCACTTATAAAAAAATCTTCCATTTACTCACCTCTTCTAAAATGGCTAGCTCCGAACATTCTAACCATTCTGTACATTAAATTTCTTTTGATTACACCTACTCCCCATTCTGCCATAATCTCTAAGAAAACTTGATCTGCCTCTTCTCTAGTTACATCTAATGTACACTTGCTAGAGTATAGCCAATCATGGACTACAGCAGCTCTGCCATGTTTTCCAGAACTATTAATTATGTTTCTAAAAATTCTTGGAACTGAGGCATAATCTGTTTTGAATCCTTTTGGGACTGTCACAAGTCCTTTAGATGTTCTGTAAGTATAATCTTCTAAAACTTCCCAATATTTGTCATCAATCGGCATAGTATTTAATCTAGTCATTTCCATGTTTTCCCTCCTTGCTTTTATAGAAATTAATTCTTTGTCTTAAAGTACTAAGATATGCACTCATGTATCTCATTTGGTCTTTTAAGTGCATTTTCTCTACTGGAGACAGATTTTCAAAAGTATCTGTAGTAAAGAATCTATCTAGCTTAATTATTTTATCTTGTAAGTCATCTTTTTCTTTTATTATTCTGTCTAAAAAACTTTCCATTTCTATAACTCCTTTACTTATATGGAACTCTATCTGCACCTTTGATTTGCCAGTGTGGAGCGTCTTTAAAAGTTCTCCAACAATTTCCACCCCACTCAATACCATACTTTTCTAACAGTCCTGCTCTTTTAGCAGCATTGTAGATGTCTTGATAGTAATGGAAATCTTTCCAAGTTCCTTTATACTCTCCATTTACAATTACTCCAATGTCAGCAGCATATCCTAACCCGTCATACTTAACTTGATGATTAGATTTTAGCTTGTAACCATCTACTTTAGTTACTTTTACCCCAGGAGCAGTTCTGCCTTGCTGATACAATTTATTCTGTTCCTCAGCTGTTCTAACCCCAGCGGTTATTTTAAAGTTCCAGGGGCTTATTTTTATAAGTTCTGTCATAAAATTTACCAGGTTTGGATGCACTCCTTTCAGCATTTTTAAACTTGTTTCTGATAATGTATACATTTAAAATCACCTCCTAAAAATGACCTTGTGAGAGCTTGTTTAAGCTTATTAAAAAAAGGTAGTCATATAAAACTACCTTTAATTTATTTAATCCCATTTAATAGCTTCTAATTCTTCAACTGTTGAAACTTCCCTTATTTTCTTAGTTATAGATGTGTATTTGTTTTGAGCTGCAATAACTCTTAATATCCATGAGAAGTAAATTAGATTTAATTCCCCCAATGAAATAGATGCAATAGAGTTATCTTTTAATCTCCATTGAGTTGGTAGCGATTTTAAAAGTGGCTTTAATTTTCCAACTCTCATAGCCATTTTGATTTTTTCTTCTAGCTCTGCATCTACAGGAATACCTAAAGTATCTAAAGCTTCTCTAATTACTTCATAATCTTCTATTTCTCCAGCCATATCCAATGCCATTTTGACTCTAATGAAGTTAATCTCGTCGTATTCTTGCATTTGGAATACTTTTCCATTATGCTCATATGAACCAAACATCTTATCTAGCAGTATTTCTCTGAACTTATGTCTGAAAGTTCTTTTAACATCTTCCATATCTATATCCCAAGTATGTGTAGATGTGTTCCACGTATGATATGAGCTAGGCTGTGGTACAACCTTTAATTTCTTATTTTCTATATACTCTCCTGGGGCTAGTTGAACCTCGATATCTTCTTCGATTAATTCATCTCTAGTCATCTCTCTTATAGTGTTTTTTGCTTCGTCATATGCTGGATATTTGAAAGCTTCATTTCTCTCAATTGCAACATGCTCAGACGGAATAAGCTCTGGATAATCCAGGAATAAATTTCCATCCATAAATTGCATAACTTCATCTGCTGTTAGGTTAACAGTAAATGCAAGCTTTGATTTTCTTTCTTTTGTGTAAATAAAAAACATAACATCTCTCCTTTCANNNATAAATTTAAAAATCTCGGTAATATTAAACTAAAAAATACCTAATTTTTTCCTAGCATTTATAATGCTGTTTCTTATCTCTGTTGGATTAGCTTTAGCTATATAGTGTTTGCTCGTAACTCCACTACTACTGTGATTTGCATAACTAGATGCAAGTCCTAATCCAGCTAAATTATTTATCAAATTAATGCTAGTTTTTCTAAGAGAATGAGGATATAAATCCTCTATCCCTAATATCATACCTAGCTTTCTAATCCTATTTCTAATAGCTCCTTGTGTCATTTGCCTGTACTCTTTTCTGTACTTAGTAACAAAAAACCAATCTACATCTATCCCGTTTTCTGTTCTGTACTGGATCCATTCTTTTATCAACTCTTTACATTTTTGAAAAAAGAAAGCATTAACTATATAGCCCTCTTTCTCCTTAACATCTCTAAAATAACCATTTTCTAAGTCTAGTTGTTCCATTTTTAAATTTTGAATAGCGCTAATCCGACAAGCACTATCCAAAAATAATTCCCATAATATCCTATCTTGCAAGTCATATTTCTTAGATTCAACTTGCATATAAAGCCTAACTGTTAGTATTTGCTCTGTTGTGAGAAAATAACTATTTCTAACCTTGTCTTTTTCTGTAAATCTAAGTTTATCTAATTTAGAATCGAAAGGATGGTACTTAATCTTATTCCGTCTAACACACCAAGCATAAAATGTACTAATTGCAGTAGTCTTATTCATCAAAGTTCTTTTAGAATTCCCTAAACTCCTGCAGTAATTCCTGTAACTTTCCATTATAGTAGGCATTTCTAGTAATGTTTCTTTACTTAGAAGTAACTTATTTTTATAAGCCTTCTGAAACCAAATTAGAAATAATTTAAAATTGTTACAATATGTTTTATAAGTTGTTTCCCATGTTTCCCAGTTGCTACTTTTGCAACTGTTAAGATATTCTAAGTAAATTTCCACATTTTCCTTTTTAAAATTTTCTAATACTACTAAATTCATAATATCCCTCCAATAAATTTATAAAGATATTATATAAAATTAATAGTCTGGAAAAT